TGGGCCAGCTTCATGTTGCCGCAGACCTCGCCCTCACAGCGGTAATACACATGCCGCCCGTCGCGTTGGGTGGATTCGATGACCAGCCTGGCCAGGAGGCCCGGCGGGATGCGTGCCGCCCACGCGTCGAACAGCTCCCCGCCAGCGTCGAAGTCGATCATCTCACCGTTGCCCGACACGCGGCCGCAGAGAATGCAGATCGCCTCGGGATCGTTAACAAACCAGGCCGAGACCTCCCCCTCAGTGGGCAGTCTCTTTCGATACTGCTTCCACCGGCCCACAGCCGGGCGTTTCTCGGCCCGTATGGCCGGAAGCGCACATAGACCGGCGGACAGGTATGCCTGCGCAGCCTTGCCGAGAACCTCTGGCTGTCCTATCCTGTTCGTCGTCATGAGCACGAGTCCAAGCAAGCAGCACCCCGGCGACAGCGCGGAACAACGCGAGGCGGAGCGAGAGATTCTCGAAGCAGTAAGCCGAGAACTGGGCGTCCCACTCGACGGCAAGCCGGACATCGCCCAGCGCATGCAACTGGACGGCTTCCAGGATGGTGATCTGCCGATCTGCGTGGAGATCTGGGCACATCAAGGGCCAGCGAAGAGCGCTCAGCGCGCCAAGGTGATGAAGGACATGTGCAAGCTCCTCTACGTCGAAAAGCTTCTCGGCCGACCGTGCCGCAAGATCCTCGCCGTATCGGACCCGCAATGCCTGGGGTTCCTCGACAATTCGTGGCAGGGCCAGTTCGCGGCGGAGTTCGGCATTGAGCGGATTGTCGTGCCGATGTCGGTCGACATGCGAGAACGCGTTCGGCAGGCTCAGACGCGGCAGTATCGCTAGCCATCAAAACGGCACCTCGCAGTCATCCGGCGGCCAGTCAGGGATGGGCAGATCGCCGTCGTCACGCTCGTCGCTGCCGTCCAGGCGCGGCGGGATCGGGCCGAGTTGGTAGTTTGTGATCCTGTCGAACTTCTCGCCCGACACAGATCGCACCGCGATGGCCAGCGTCGGCGCTATCCCACCGGCCTCGCAGATGTCTACCGCCTCCTCAACAGTACCGGGCACGGGCTCCTTGGACCGGGCGCGCCACCACGCCTCAGCCTTCGCCCTGGCGTAGCCTGTGTGCTCGAAGCAGATCCACTCGCTGTGGTACTCGTTGAATCCGCAGCGGTAGTCGACCCGCATGCTGCGCGGGTGATCCTCGGGTGCATCACGCTTGACGTGGACGCTGTAGTAGACTTCGCTGACCTCGTGTTCCGTCTCGGTTACCTCGCCAGAGAGGATGCCGGCAGTCGATGCTCGGGAGTCGTGCTGCTCCCGCTGGCGCGGCGGAAACTCGTAGCCGCAATACGGGCAGTTGGCGTAGGCGGCGTGGATCACGGCCTGGCACTCGGGGGGCATTCCTTGGCGGGGGCTTCCCCGTTGCCGTTGGCGGGATCCTTGATCTGGAGGGCATCGACCGGCCCATGCCGCATGATGTTGCCGCCGAAGTCCAGGATCAGGCAGTCATCCTTCGACTCATCCAGCCTGAAGCCCCGGCCGACCATCTGGTAATAGAGGCCCGGCGAGTTGGTCGGCCGCAGCAGCGCCACGCAGTCGATACTGGGCGCGTCAAAGCCGGTGGTCAGCACGTTGACGTTGACCAAGTACTTCAGCTCGCCCGCTTTGAACCGTTCCAGCGTCTGCGCACGTTCGTAGGGGAGCGTCTCGCCGCAGACGAAGCCGCACTCCTGACCTATCTCGCCAAGTGCGCGCTGAATGTGCAGGGCATGTTGCACGCCGGATGCGAAGATCAGCACTGAGTGCCTGTCCCGCGCGTGATCGACTATCTCACGGCAGGCCGACCGGACCAGCGAGTCGTCGTCCATCAGGGCTTCGACCTCGCCCGCGATGAACTCTCCGCCCCGTATGCGCAATCCTGAAGTGTCCACCTTTTGCCTGCCGGCCTTGGTCTTCAGAGGGCACAGGTACCCCTGGACGATCAGCTCGCGGACGCCGACCTCGTAGCAGATATGGTTAAGAAGATTGTCCGGCGCACAAATCATCCCCGTAGTCATGCGGTACGGCGTAGCAGTCAGGCCGATCAGGCGGACATTCGGGTTGACCACTTGCGCCTCGGCCAGGAAGGTCCGATACATGCCCTCGCCGTCGGGCGGAAGCATGTGGGCCTCATCGATGCAGACAAGATCGAAGCGGTCCAGCTGAGCAGCTCTGCGATAGACACTCTGGATGCCCGCGACGATGATCGGGTGGTCGGTGTCACGGCTGCGAAGGCCGGCAGAATAGACCCCGATCCGATTCCACAGGTCCGGGGCCATGATGTGCAGCTTTTCGACGGCCTGTTCGAGCAGTTCCTTCACGTGCGCGAGGATCAGCACCCGCCCGTCCCAGTGCTGCACTGCGTCTCGGCATATGCTGGCCATCACGGGCGTCTTGCCCCCAGCCGTCGGGATGACGACACACGGGTGGTCATCTCTATTCCGCAGGTGCTCATAGACTGAGCTGACGGCCTCGAGCTGGTATGGGCGCAGCCGGATCACCAGGTCACCACCGTCGTGAGCGTCGCGGCTGCCAGCCAGTAGATGACCCTCCGCCAGTCGCCCGTGGGCACGTAGGCCAGCGCGGCGCAGATATCCAGAACGATCAGGATCGTGGGGAATAGCTTCTGCATTCAGTTCATCTCCGCCCCGCAGAGCGGGCAGCGGCGCAGCGGGAACTCATCGATGCGGATGTCGAGCCTGCCTCTCTTGACCGGATCGCGCCTGCGCGTGAGCAGCAGATCGATCTGGCTGTCGTCGGCGTAAATGCCCGCATGCTCGAGCGCGTCGAGTGCCGCCTTGGCGATATTGTCCAGGTCGCGCCGTCTGCGATCGGGCGGGAAGGCGTCCATCGCCAGCGCAATGCGGCCGCCCGAAGGGGGTCTGCGCGGGCCGCCCCCGCCGAGGAGGGTTTGTGCTCCGAAGCCTTGGCGAAGGAGGGCGCAGACGTCCCTGCGGAACGCCCGGCCCTCCCGGCTGACCAGCGTGCGAGGCCCCACTCGACGCCAGTAATGATTGATGCTGGGCGGGTATGGCAGTGTCAGCAGCACGACCGTACCCCTATCGCTTCCACGGGGGCGTGTTGTCGGTCACGGGTGCCTGTTGCGGTTGGCCAGCAGCGGATTCCTTCTTGGCGTAGCCCTTGACCTCATTGGTCATCTCGCCCGTGTCCTCGCGCTTCTTGAGCTTGACGGTGATCACCAGCGGCAGGTTGTGCAGCTCGACCGAGTCCTTCGGCGACAGCACGCCGACCGCGTGACAGATCGCCGACAGTTCCGATCGGGCGATCTTGACCGCCGTGGCGTTGGGATTGTTGAGGTTCAACCGGTCCCAGACCTTACGGTCCTTGTACTCGCCCTCGAGGATCGTCAGCTCCATCTCCAGGTAGCTGCCGTTGCCGCTCTTGGTGGGCTTCATCTCCGACGCGGTGACGGCGGCAAGGTACTTGCCAGCCGGCAAAGGATCGAAGCTGGCGCTGGGTTCGACTTCGTTGGCGTTGAAGTTTCCGAGATTAGCCATTGGGGTTCTCCTGGGTCTGGGTATCCTGTTCGGTCATTGCCGCCACGAGGGCCTGCCAGCTCAGCGGCAGCTCGGACGGCAGGGAATAGCGGTTCTTCGCAATGCACGATGGTCCGCCGACGGTGCGGAGGATGCGCTCTCCACCGTCGGCCCCGAGCGGGACGGCGATGGAGCGTGTGCGGTTGAAGCCGGCGTCCTCGCTTTCAGTGCGGAACTTCCGCGTGGCGAACAGCACACCGTCGCACCACTCGGTGACCAGCGCTGCGGCGTGCTTGTGCAGGCGCGGCGAATAACGGTGGGGTCCTCGAATTTCTCGACCTTGGCGTGGGCCAGCAGGACGATGGCCATGCCGCGCTCGTTGCGGAGGGCATCCAGGCCGTCGAGCACCTCGCGCCACTGGGTCAGGGCATGGGTGTAGCCCTTGGCGTAGCCTCCGTCGACCTTCTCGATGCTCTTGACGCCATAATCACGGCACACGTCGTCCCAGATCAGCCGCTCCAGCCAATCCAGGCTGTCGATGACGACGCTCTGGTAGTCGTGCTTCTCGGAATACAGCGCCGAGACAGCCGACATAACCTCGTCGAAGCGCCGGGCCAGCGGGAAGCTGTTGCAGTCAATCTGGTCAAGACCGTCTTCAGTGGCGACAAAGATTGGCTTCGGCGCATTGGACGCCAATGTCGATTTGCCTATGCCCTCAGTGCCGTAGACCAAGAGCCTTGGCGGCGAGTGCCGCGGGCCACTTCGAATCTGTTGTAGTAGTGACATTTTGCGTTCCTTATGTTTGGGGTTCATATTTGCATTGACTGGCCGGCCGAACAGGATGCGCCCGGGCGGGCGGCCGTCGCGTTCGGTGGACCCGCCGCAAGCCGCCCGGGCGCTGTATGCTCACAACACATCGATCACTCTTGTCTCCTTGAGTTCGATCCTGATCGCCTATTAGTTACTTACCCCGCGCAGAGGAAATCCGTCGGAGATTCATCGGAATT